ATTTATGTGGCATTTTACTTGCATCAAGTTGAGTTTTGACACCTGGTCCGACAGTTTCTGTCCAAACACCATTACCACTAAAATTTACATAATAATCTGTATCTGATGTTCCTTCATCACCAGATATTTTTATGATTGTGCCTATACCTGCATAATATGGTAGTTTAGTAAAATCGTTAACTTCGTCTCGTATAGAATACATTGCAGAGTCACCAGCACCATCTGATGTTGTTATTGTATATCCTGAGTTATTACCAGCAGGTCTTATATCTATTACTGAGTCATATCTAGTAACAGTAAAATTTGACATTGAATTTAAAGCAGTGCCTGAAAAAGTACCTGGTGAACCACCAGATCCAGTTACAAGTATTTCTGCAATTTTTGCAGTATCTCTTAAAAAACCTTGAGTTGCGACATCGTCACCTGCAGGCATTTGAAAACTTGCAGTTCCACCACCACCATTTGGGTGTGTTAATGTAATGCTATAAGTTCTACCATAATTACTGGTTTTTACATAAACTAATGATTGTTCTACTTTTGCTGCACTAGTTGTAGAGCTCATCGCTGGTTTTATACTTTTATTAGCAACAAAAGTTGTATCTCCTACTGATACAAATTTAAAATCATCTTTTGGATTTGTTGTAGTCAAATAACTTGACCCACTAGAAATAGTTACAGTTTTCTCTGTTCCGTCGACTTCATACGCTTTTATACCACCATTATATGCTGCAATAAAATATTGATTATTGCCATCTCTAATAAATGGATGAATAGCTGTGTTTGTGGAAAATATTTGCGAAGATAAAAGATTACTCACATGTTCTAATGGTGGTCTTCTTGATAGACCATTTACAATAGATGATTGAGCATTTATCTGCGTTTCACCTTGAGTAAGGTTACGTTGTGTGGCATTCTGTTCAGAAATACCATTAACTAGATTTGGTATAGTCGTCGATATAACGGGCATTAGTAGTACCTTCGAGTTGACCCACGATACATAATACGATTAGATAAATCGTTTTCTAATATATTTAGTTTTTCATTCGCAGCGTCTAATTGTTGACAAGCAACTCTTGCTTCTAATTCATCTTGAGCACTAAATCCTGCTAATTCTTTAGAACCTAAGTATCTTGCTTGAAACCTTCTGCCTGCTGTTGTTACAATATATCTTCTTGCAAACTGAGGTAACTCAGTAAAAGGTAACAATATAATCATATCTACTTTTAATGTATTAGAAAATATATCTGTATTTTTATCCTTATCGTATAAAAATGCATTTCTAATTATAACATTTTTTGTAGAATTATGAGGTCTTGTTGTAACCCATACAGCATTAGATGGCACAGGAATTTTGTTGTTCGAGTCTAGTGCAAGTGGAAAGTCTTCTTGTGTATTAAAGTTCCAACCTTGTGTTTGTACATCTACACTAGTTTCATCTAAAATTTGTTTTGCAATAGCAACATCTGTACCAGTAGTTGATGTTATTGATGAGACTGGAGCTTCACCAATAATTGACAACATAGTATTAATTGCTTGCAATTCTGTTGTTAAAGTAATTTGAGTAGCCATTATTATTTAATTCCTAATTAAGTTAAACTAGGCGGTTCAGTCTCCCTCGCCGCCTAGTCCTTATAAGTATAAAGAAACTATTATGCTTCTTTAATTCCTACTGCTGCTTCTGGTCTTAATACACCATGTCCCATAGCGTATTTAGCAACCATTAATGTACCTTGTCTTCTGATGTCATATTCTGACTCAACAGCCAAGTCCATTAACTTCACAGTTCCTACCGCAGATGGGTGGCAAATCAAAGCAACAAAGTTAGATAAGTCAACAGCTTGTGGAGTTGAACCACCTTGTGTTGCACTACCTGCGTCTGCGCCTGAAGTGACGTTAGAAGATACAAAGTGAGGTACTGGTATTAAATCAATTCCTGCTATTCTTTGTACTCTACCTTCTGCAATCGAACCATTACCACTGAAGTCAACGTTGATTGCGTTTGTTGCATTAGCTAGCTTGTAATATTCTTCTGTTCTTAAGAAGCATTTTCTGCCTTCTTTTGGAACATAATTATCATCAAGCGCTTTAGCTGCTGAAAACAACTCATCAATCATCGCGTTAGCTGCAGTTGCGTCTGTTGCTGAAGCAATGTTTGTATTTGTTAATACAGTTCCTGCTGGGTAATTTGTGTCACCAACATTTGCTGTAGTAGTTTTTGCTGCTTGACCAATAGTCTGTAAGATATGCTTATCTTTTTGGAAAGCTAAT